ATTTAAGTTATAATAATTTAAGTTATAATAATTTAAGTTATAATAATTTAAGTTATAATAATTTAAGTTATAATAATTTAAGTTATAATAATTTAAGTTATAATAATTTAAGTTATAATAATTTAAGCAATATTACGTTATAATTTAATATAATATGAGTTATGATACTTATTACAATAGACTAAATTTATCAAAAAATGCGAATATAAATGATATAAAAAAAGCATATAGACAATTATCTATGAAGTACCATCCAGATAAAAATTTGAACGGCGATTCGGACCAATTTAACAAAATTAATGAGGCATATAGTAAGTTACTTGATAAATATGATAGTACTGAAAAATATAACATCAACCCTATTAATAATGAACTAAATAATGCTAATGCTAATAATGCTAATGCTAATGCTAATAATGCTAATGCTAATGCTGATATATTAAAATATTCTTATTTTAATGCTAATGCTAATGCTAATGCTAATGCTAATTTTAATTCTAATTCTGAAGATATTATTATAAATTTACATATAGGATTTAATGAAGCCTATAGCGGATGTAATAAACCAATTGTAGTAAATAGAAAAATAATTGTAAATAATGTTATTGGGCATGAAAAAGAAACACTATATATTCCGATTCCAAAAGGTATTGATGCTAATGAGATTATTACTTTGTCTAACAAGGGAAATGTCTATATTTCTCATGGTTTAATTAGTTATAGTAATATTAAAGTAATAATTTGTTTGCAAAATCATGAAGTGTTTGAGAGAAATGGACTAGATATTATATTTATTAAAACCATTACGCTAAAGGAAGCACTGCTAGGATTCAGTTTTAATCTAAATCATATTAATAATAAAAACTTTAAAATTACATGTTCCGAAATAATAAATTTTAATTATGAAAAATTGATTCCAAATATGGGGTTTATTAGAGATACGTTTGTAGGTAATCTTATTATAAAATTCAATATTACGTTTCCACTAACAATCTCTCTAGAATCAAAAAAACTTTTGGAAAAAGCATTATAATTTACACTCCTTACCTTAATTTGTTAACATTAAATATTTTGATAAGTTTGTGTTGGCTTCCAATACTTCTTTAGAATTTAATTTACAAAACCAATTAAAGTTATTTCTTTTTAATAATTCATCCGATGGCACATATAACCCATAGCATTTATTATTTAGTTCTAAGAAAGTCGAACCCATAATATCTTGTAAATTAACCAATTTGTTATTACTATTTTTAGTACCTATATATTGACCGTCTATTAAGTCTATTTCATTATTTTGACTCTTCACTAATAACCATTTGTTTACTGAATCTTCAATACTAATACTATTTGAATAGTCTGAACTATATAAAATTTCTAAATGATTAATAAATTCTTTCATTTTTCGGCACTCTTTTACGCATCCAATAAATTTAGTAGATGGCATACAATGCGCAATATGTGAATTTGAAGATGTATTTTTGAATTCGGCTGTTACCATTTTATTATTTGCTAAAACTTTTTCATAGATTGTATCTAGAGATTTAAATAATATAAATGAATTTTCTATATATATTCCGCCATAACTATATAATAATTTCATAATATTTAATGTTCTAAAATTGGATTTACAAGGTTCAGCTATTTTATTTAAATCCAAACTATTATTTTCTAATAATTTATGAAATGAATTATCATCTATAATAATAATATGGAAATAATTAGAACACTTATTTATAATTGATTTTATTGTTAAATATAAATAGTCCTGGTTTAATTCATTGCTATTTCTAGAACCGAAAGATTCCCATTGCCTACTATTTTTTACATAATCAATATGTAACCATATTATAGGTTTTTTTATAGCACTTAACTTATCAATAGTATTGTCAATATCATCATTCAATAAATACTTCTTTATTACATTTAAATCTTCTATTTGTGTATTGCTATCTATATTTAATTTATATTTATTGTATAAATATCCTATAACCATTAAAACTATTATACTAACAAATAAATTGAAAAAATTAATTTTTTTAATATTCATATTATATATACTTTTATATATTAAAATTTTATTATATATGTAATAAAATTTTAATGATTTTATTATAACAATTGCTTTAAATTGTTCCAAAATTTTTCATTATTTTTTCTATGAATTTCATCTTGTTTAAATAAATTATATGCCCTCATACTTGATATGTCATTTTCGTTTTCTTTTGATTTATTTAAATATTTGTTTGCCTCGTCGGTTTTCATTGGAACAATAGATTGTTGCGTTCTTTTGAATTTTATATCATCAAGCGAAGTGTAATTGCTTATATTATCTTCGTTTGTCACTGGTATTATACTTTCTTCATGTGCTTTCTTCAAATCTTCATATTGGAATTTACTAAATAATCCCGAACTGTAATCTTCTGGTTTTGAATTTGTTAAATCGCAATAGTTACTATTGTTAAACTCACTTAGTGTTTTCTTTTTTATTAAATTATGACTTCTTAGAACCTTCTTTTTTTCTTCCATTATTTTGTGTATTGAATTTATATCCGCACATTTTACTATTTCTTCACTATTGTCGGAGTTAAGCCAATCGCCATAACCATTTTCTTCATAATCATTACTAATTTTCATACTAGTAAATTGTTCATTAAACCAACTATTGAATTCTTGTCTTGATTTGGTGCTAATTATTTTATGTATTAACTCTTCGTTCATTTCATCTTTGGTGGCATTATAATTTTCATTATAATTATTTAAATTTGTTAAGGAACTGTGTTTCTCTCTAAAATTATAAATATTAAACAAAATTTTATAGGCACTTGAGAAAAAAAGGAAATAACTTTTGTCTAGTCCTGACTTATCAGGGTGACTTGCTAGAACCCTTTTTTTCGCACTCTTTAAGTCTTCTTCGTTAAAGTGTTTGCCTATATTAAATAGTTTTAATATATCATCATAATCATAATTAGTAATATCTAAATCCATGTTATTTAATTAATATATTAAATATACTATTTAATATTATAAATATTCTATTTAATAGTTTTATAATATTTTTTATAATATTAATTTCTTTTTTTTGTATGTCTTCTTTTGTTATATTTTGAGTGTCTTTTAGAATGTCTCTTTTGATATCCTCCAAATCTAGCATATCGGTGTTCATCCTCTCCTGTGTCTGTTCCTGTATCACGTGCCCTTTCTAGTTTTTCCATATAGTCTAAATGGGGTTTCGGTGTAGGTTTTTCATTCTGTCTAACAGTAGGATATCGGTACACAGATTCAATTTGTCCTACAATATGCAAATCTGCTGTAAGTTCTTTTATAATAATATGAGAGGTTAATACTTTTATCTTATTTTCGTTCTGTGCTGTGCTTAAATTTTTCAGTTGGTCGTTTTCTTCCCTTGTTAAATCAAGCAATTGTAGACATCCGTTTAAAACAGTATTTTCATCCTCTAATTCTTTAATTCTAGTATCGTTACTAGAAACCATGCTACTTAGAAAACCATATTTTGAAGAAGGGCGCGATGATGTTGGACATGATTTATCATATTTTATTAGTAATTCTTTTTTTTCTTTTATTGCTTCAGTTAATATTTGTATAAGTTCACTTTGGTCTATTGCTAGTTCTTCGTTCTTACAACGTCCTATTATCTTTCGTATGGTACTCGTCAGAAATGTTTTTTGCTTAACTGTTATCTCTTTTAAACTTTTTAATGACTCTGTGTCTCGATAGTTTATAGGAAATCCGACCGGGTCCTCATTAACTTGTGTATTTATATACTCTCTAATCTCTTGTAAGTATTCTTCCGCATACCTTTCTGCGATTTGTTGTGATTGTGATTGAACTGGATCACCGCCTCTATATGTATATTTTGTTAGCGTATTAGCGCGGTGTTTTCTTCCTAAATTGAACGAAGGAAAATATATTTGTCCTCTTTTTAGTGATTTTTTTATTTTATGTTTCTGTATTTTATTAGAATTTTTGGTATATTTTTTTTTTCTTAATTTTGACATTTATTATATACAAATATTAAATTTGTAAAATTAAATATTTATTACTCTTCTTCTTTAATATAACTGCTTGTACAAAGTTTCCTTATTATTTTTTCCTCATTTTGTTCTTTATTGTTGGCGATTGCCACTAATGTATGTGTATAATAATTTTGTTTTGTTTCATTATTTTGAAAATCCGGATTTTCTTTTGTCCATTTACTTAAAGCACAAAATTGTTTTGTTGATACATCTTTTATTGCTTTCTTAATTTTCTCTTTATTTACATCTTTTTCCCAATTGTCATCATCTTTTATATATAATGATTCGCGTTTTATATCTGTACAGTGAATAGGGCGTTGATACAATCCCAATTTATTCATATTTTCAATTATTACATTGCTTAGTCCATTTACTATTCCGTTTTGCTTAGTATAATCTAATTGTTGTAAGCTAACTTGTATTGACTTTATAAAATCACTCATGTTTATAGCATCTTTACATCGCTCATTTAAAAATACTTGAATATTAAATTTATTATTTTGTATATTATTATTATTATTATTCCCTACTTTAGGTATTAATTCGCTAATCTGATTTTGTTGTTTCATCATGTGGTCTTGCTGCTTAACAATAATTTCTCTCATTTCTTTATTATCGTTCAGTAATTTTATAATTAAGTCGTTTGTTAATGTTACCTCTTTGCTATAATTTTCGCAGGTAATTTCATCTGTGCGCTTTTTTGCGCTTTTTTCATTCTCAAAATTACATTTTTTCTTATGATTATGTAATGAACTCCTATATGGATACGATTTTCCGCAACAGCAAGAAAAAAATGACACGATGCTATTTAATTTTGCGCTTTTTGTTGTATAATGTTGTATAAATGTTGTATTTTTATGTTTGGGTGTCAAAATATGCCTGTTATAATCAGATTTCTTCTGCGTAGTGTATTGACATTTTTCACATACAAATAAAAAAGCGCTTTTTTGCGCTTTTTCGGTTGTCATTTGTTGTATATTTATACAACAAAAAAACTCCTAAATCATTTTTTTTAAAAATAATTTTTTATGGTAAGGTGTTTTTTTCGGGAATTTTATTTATATGAAACGATTATGCTAAGCAAAGTGAAAAATGTGTGTTTTTCAACGATTTTTTATAAAAGCTTCAAACAATGTAAAATTGGACATTTATAAATGTCCATTTTCCAAAAAATTTTCAAATTTATTTTTCCCAAAATTTGCACAACTTATACTTTTTTATAGTATTTATACTTTTTAATATTATAAAATAAAATAGTCATATACAAAATGGACTCAAACCTTTAAATACGCCCTAGTCCCCCCAAAAGTATGTTTTTTAATGAAAAATCTATAAAAAAAAAATCTATAAAGGCTATAAAATATATAAATTAAAATATATAAATTAAATTATATAAAAGCTATAAAATATATTTATTATTATAAATTATAATGAGCAATACATTGAACGAAGGAACTTTAAAAACAAAATGCGAAGCATTAGAACACAAGGAACTGATTGTAATAAAATTTACTGCTGATTGGTGTGGTCCTTGTAAAACAATAAAGTCCATGTGTCTTGACTTTGAAAAGAATAAACCAAGTTCTATTCAATATTATGAAATAAACATTGACGAATCAATTGAGTTATATATGAAATTAAAAAAGATGAAAATGGTAAATGGAATTCCCGCACTATTAGCCTATAAAGGCGGAACAAAAGAACATTGGTATATACCAGATGAAGTCCATTTAGGTTCAGATAAAAAAGGATTGGTACTATTTTTTAACAATTGTATAAAGTATGTGTCTTAATTATTAAAATGCTTCAATAATTTATAATTCATTGTTATTGAATTATAAATTAGTTATAATGGATAAATTGTATTTATAATAATTTTAATATTTTAGTATTAAATTCATCAATATTCATTTTAGGAAATTGAACATGACCTTCGTAAAAATATTTACAAAAAGCATAAATAATTTCATAATTATTAGCATAATGGTCTTTATATTCTTGTAATAAATAATTATGAATGGCATCAGGTAATAGGTTTAAACTATTTACAGGTAATACGTAGCATAGCAATAATTTTTCATTTAAGATATTATGGTTTTCAATCATTGTAAATTCGCTGTTAAAATATGGAATATAAGCATATAAATCACATAGCAATGGGGGGTAATTGTATTTAAAATGTAAAGTCCAGTTTTTACACGCTGAAGAATAATAATAATAAACCCATTGTAAAGTTTCCAAATAATTTGTACATAATAATTTTAAATTAATGGCATAGTCATTTTTTCGAGAGTCAATAGCGCATAAACTATAATAATACCTATGTTGCCAATCTTCTTCGTAAGGATTAATAAAATTCTCAATATTTCTCTCCCAAGAAGGCATACAAGAAAACTTGAACTCTATTTCTTCGCTATTAGTTTCAGGGTAAAACTTTTTAGATTGCTTAGTTCTAACATTATAAATTTCTTTAATAAAGGTTTCTTCATGTTCAGCAATGTGTTTTATATATTTTTTAAAATTATTCCAATTAATTGAACCATCAACTATTAGAAAGTCATTAGTTTTAAATAATTTTTTATATAACTCTAACAATATTGTAAATCCATTTAATCTAATATTTAACGCAGGAAAATGTGGTAAGAAGTCATTACCTAATAAGAAACATATGAAAATGTAATCTTCTATTTTATTATAATACAGACTAGTATATGATTGGACACCATCTTCAATTAACACATCATTTGTGAGTTCATTATATATAATGTTACCTAAACAATTAATATTTATAATGTATTTTTGACCAGGATCGAGAGATTTATCTAATAAGTTAATAAATAATGGAGTCTCTCTATATAAATAAATATTTTGAGTATACTTCAAATGATTTAATGATAACATAAATAAGTCAGCATCCATTCCATATATTACATTATTTTTTTGCTTGCTATTTGCTGATTCTCTAATAATATTGAATAATTTATGCTCGCCTTCACCGGGTTCATTTGATAAACTTAAAATAACATTTATTACCTTATTTTGCGAATTAAATAATTTTTTGTTAAAATGAAGAGCAATAGCATTGTTTAAATTATTCATAAAACTTGTTCCGGGAGTAATAGCGCACGTATCCCAAACAACGGGCTTATTAAATATTTTGTTTTGATAGGCTGATTTATAGCGCCTATTTTTTTGCTGATTAATCTTGGCAAAAGGAGGCACCCCATCAAACGCAATATAAATATTTTCACTAGGACTAATAATATTTATAATTTCTTCTATTTTAATTATTACAGTTTTAATAATATAATTTTCGAACTGAGACGAATTTAAAAATTCATCAAATTTAAGACTATCATATATGAGAGAGTTACTATCTATGAATAAATTATGAATATTATTTAATGCATTAAGTTTTGATATAATAGGGCTATGGTTTTTAATTAAATAACTAAAATAGTAAGGAATACCCATTTGTATTAAATATATTATAATATATTTATAAGTTATTATATCAATTTTACATAAAATAACTAATAATTTGTATTATAATGTATTATACAATATAAGTATAATTCATAGGTTATATTTAATGAGTATTTATGAAGAAAAAATAGAATTTTTTAAAACAGTATTAGACGATATAATAAAAGGAATAAATTATTACAATGGTCTAAATATTATAACAACTAATGATTACAATAACGCACAAGAAGCAATTGAGAAAACAGTCAATTTAATAAATACAATAAATTTTGACAATATTATTAACGACTTACAATACATAAATAATAATATATCATGTTTAATAAAGAATTATGGATGTTTTAACTTTGAAAATATAATAAATATATGTTTATCAAGTAATTTTGCTAGTAAAAATTTTCTACATGATTCATTTATAAAATATAAATTACTTGAAAAATACCTACATCCTTTAAATTATAAAATTTTAAACTGGAGCACTTCAACATTAAAACACACTAAGGAAATATCAAAAAATAAGTTTTTAGATGATAAATCTATATTGGAAAGCACTAGTTTAGAATGTTTTGATTTAACCAAAAGTGCAAATAACTTTATTATTAGAGTGTATGGTATTAAAGTTATAATTCATGATTATAACAATAAAAAAACATTAATAATAGATAACATATGCGACGAATTGCTAGTATCAAATTGCAGCAATAATTATATAATTACTAAAAAAAACACTATTACTAAATATATTAATGAAACAGGAGCAGTTTCAAATGAGTTATTTAATAAGCAAATTTGGAGCAATTATATTAATAATTTATCACTAAAAGAGTTGCTAATTTATAACAACCAAGAAATATATGATAAATATATATTTATTATAAATCAAGTAAACTCATATAATCAAAAAACATTAGAAAGTTTAGTACAAATTTTTATAACTAGCGATTTATTTAATCAACGAACTATAATAATACAGTTATTGCTATCCGATACTAAAGTTGAAAATTTATATATAGCTAACTTGTTATTTGATTTATTAATAGATACTAAACAAAACAATGATACTAATGAACAAAAAAAAATCTATAATAGTCTAAGTTGGACTTGTAAAAAACATTTTAAAAATGCGTTACACAAAACACTAGAATATAGTAATGAATTATTAAATTTTGATTCATCAAAAATTCCATTTGAACAACAAATATGTTTAATGAAAGCAAGCACAAATGTTAAAGAAAAAGCAATGCAAAAATTGAAAGAACTAAATTCAAAATCGGAAGAATCTGGTTCTAAGGCTAGACAATATTTAGATGGGTTATTAAAAATACCATTCAATGTTTATAAAGAAGAAGATGTATTGAAAATTAAAAACGAAATAAACAATTTAATAATTAATTTAATAAATCCATTAATAAATAATAAAATAACTAAAAACCCTGACACAAGTAATAGCACAAGTAATAGCACAAGTAATAGCACAAGTAATATTGGAGTAATATTAAATGAAATAAATGCTATAGAAAACAACAATGCTATAAAAAATATTGCTATCATAAAAAAAATTAAGAGTAATAATTCGACAATACTAAATGAATTATTAACATTAATAGTAAATTATGTTGAAACAAATAAAAAAAAAGTAAATGTAATGTTGGTAAAATCTATAAAAAATTTACATATTGAATACGGATTAAATTGTACTATTAAATTAACAAAAGAAAATATAGTTCAATATATTAAGTCTATTGATTTAGATACGTTACTACAAGATAAAACTAATGAATACAAAAATTTACAATATTTACACGAACTTATTTTAATATTTAAACAATTGATTAATAGTGAATATTTTAATTATTTATTAACAGTTGAAAAAAATATTAATGAAATAGTTAGAAAAAACGAGGAAGTAGTTGAATATATAAATACATTTAATAAAATATTAGACAGCGCTGTATATGGTCATAAAAATGCGAAATTACAAATAGAACGAATATTGGGTCAATGGATAAGTGGTGAATCGAGCGGTTATTGTTTTGGTTTTGAAGGATTGCCTGGTGTTGGAAAGACCAGTTTAGCAAAAAAAGGACTCGCTAACTGTTTAAAAGATAAAAATAATAGTCCCAGACCCTTCTCTTTAATTGCTTTAGGTGGTTCTTGTAATGGAAGCCTAATAGATGGTCATAATTATACATATGTAGGTTCAAGTTGGGGGAAAATAGTTGATATATTGATAGAACATAAATGTATGAATCCTATTATATTTATAGATGAATTAGATAAAGTTAGTCAAACAGAACACGGAAAGGAGATTATAGGAATATTAACCCATTTAGTTGACAGTACTCAAAATACTAATTTTCAAGATAAATATTTCAGCGCTATTGATTTAGATTTATCAAAAGCACTATTTATATTTTCATATAATGACGTAGAATTAATAGATAAAATTTTATTAGATAGAATTCATAGAATTAAATTTGATACATTAATGTTAGATGACAAAATTGTCATAGTAAAAGATTATTTATTGCCAGAATTATTTACAAAATTTAGATTTAAAAATGAAGTAATATTTCAAGATAACATAATCAAATTTATAATAGAACATTATACAAATGAATCGGGCGTTAGAAAATTAAAAGAAGTATTATTTGAATTAATATCTTCTATTAATTTAGGATTATTAAAAGGTAAATTTATACACGAACTACCGTATATAATAAATATTGAATATATTGAAGAAATATTACAAAATAGGCATAAAATAAGACATTTAACTATAAATGAAACTTCTGAAATAGGCGTAATAAATGGTTTATGGGCAAATAGTTTTGGTAATAGTGGTATTTTACATATTGAATGTAAGTTTTTCCATAGTTCTACATTTTTAGATTTTAAATTAACAGGCATGCAGGGGGAAGTTATGAAAGAAAGCATGAGTGTAGCCAAAACATTGGCGCTAAGTTTATTGACAAACGAAGAATTGAATACGGTTACGAAAGCATTAGAAGAAAGCAAATTACAAGGAATACATATTCATGTTCCCGAAGGAGCAACACCCAAAGACGGACCTTCCGCAGGAGCAGCAATAGCAATTGCTTTATATAGTTTATTAACTAAAAGAAAAATAAGAAATAATATAGCAATAACGGGCGAAATATGTTTGCAAGGTAAAATAACAGCAATAGGGGGATTAGATTTAAAAATAATTGGTGGAATGCGCGGCGGTGTCTCTACTTTTTTATATCCAAAAACTAATTATAAAGATTACGATAATTTTTGTAAAAAATATAATAAAGATTTAAGTAAATATGTATTTATAAAAGTAGAAAATATTAATGATGCATTAAAAGAAATTATTATATATTAGTTATATATTTTGTATCAAAACATGAAATACAAAATATAAAATATTATGTTAATCTAATTAAACTAATATGCCGATCATTCCTCCGGTACCGATGACTTTAACAAACTTATTTCAGTATCTTTCTTTTACTGCTCCATTTTTAGTAATATTTTTTATAACTTTGTTAGCAATTATGCAAAATAATTTAGAAAAAGGATTAATATTTAATATGGGAATAGTTATTGTTTCTACAGTAGTATTAGTATTAAAAGGTGTTTTATTAAGTGAGCAAAATAAAGACGCGTCCCCATATTGTAATATATTGCCTAGTCCTTTCACAATATTTTCGGACTCTTCCGTATATGATAATCCGTCGCTGAGTACTGCTATATTATCTTTTTCATCAACTTATTTAATTTGGCCTATGGTAACTAATAATCAACAAAATTACACATTAATAATATTTTTATTGACAATTACAGGGATAAATGCTGCTGTTGAATATCATCAATTATGTAGTGGTATTGCGGGAATATTATTTGGAATACTATTAGGTGTTGGTTTAGGTATTGGATATTATACTTTATTAAACCTGTCTAAAAAAAGTAACTTAGTATATTTTAATGATCCAATAAGCAACAATCTTCAATGTAGTAAACCATCGAAACAAAATTTTAAATGCGAGTTTTATAAAGATGGAAGACCTATTGGAAATAAAATTTAGATTACATTATTACATTATTACATTATTACATTATTACATTATTACATTATTAAATCACTTTTAATAGCATTTAGTGCTTCTTGAATTTTAGGAAAAGATAGATTCTTATGAAAACTAGAAGACATTAAATGTGGAATATTAGTATTTGTAGTATATATAATATATACATTATTATACAAAGCATCAATATTTACATTTTGATATTTATTATCCAAATTTTCATAATGAAATGGAGGTTTTTTTAATTTAACATTAATAGCATTATGAAAATTAAATAAAAACATTTTAAGATCAGTTTTATTTCTAATAGTATTAAAATCTATTTTATTGAGCATAGCACTGGCATCTTTACTACAATCAGGACAAGGTAATGTATTACATATATTTTTTATAACAAAAATAATGTTGTTTTTATGGAGTTCAAATTTATCTTCTCTAATTTTATGGGCTAATGAATGAAATAAATACCAAATATTGTTACCCCAAGTTTCTTTTGAAAAGGACATTTAATAATATTAAATAATAAAATAATATAAATTTAAATACATAATTTAACTAATAAGTTAGATTATTTATTTAAATGAGTAAAGATATATTTTTAAAGTATTTAAATGAGAAAGTTGATACATTAGAGAGCAATGATAAATGTTTAATTAGCAATGAATTATTGGCATGTAATTATATAACTTTAGAATGTAATCATAAATTTAACTATATGGAATTATACAATGAAGTACTAGAGCAAAAGACAAAAAAAATACTAGATAACTCTAAGTTAAAATTAAACGAAATCAAATGTCCATATTGTAGAACTATAACAAAAAATATATTGCCATATTTAAGGTACTATGATACTAAACTAATTAAAGGAGTAAACTATCCACATGATTTATCAATAAAATTAAATGAGTGTCAATATATAGAAAAAAATTCAGAGTTATGTAAAAAAAATGCTTGTATGACAAAATTAGGAATATTTTGTAATAGTCATGTAAAATATAATATTAAAGAAGAAGAAATTTTGAACACTATAAATGTTGATGTTTTGAATGATTACAAAAAAAAAACAATTAAAACTATAAAGAAGGAACTTCGAGAAAATAATATTAAATTATCTGGTAAAAAGGAAGATTTAGTTAATAGATTACTAATTTATTATGAAACTGTTAAACAATTAGATTTACAATTATAAAATATATAAATGAAATAATGTAAATATTAGTTTATTATTATTATTAGTTAAATAATAATATGGGAGATCAAAAACAATTGTTAATAAATACAATCAAAGAGTGGGTTTCTATAAATTCCAAGGAGGTTGCTTTACAAAAGCAATTAAAGGAATTAAAAATGTCTAAGAAACAATTATCAGATACTTTAATAAAAGTAATGGAAAACAATGAAATAGACAGATTTGATATAAATAATGGAAGATTATTATATAAAAAAAATAAAGTAAAAGCACCCATAAACAAAGACTACTTGTTAAAAATGTTAGATGATTATTTTAAAGATAATCCAGAAATAGATACTTCCCATGTAAGTGAATTTTTATTAGAAAATAGACCCGTAAAAGAAAAAAGTATATTAGTTATTAAACAAAATAAATAACATTATATAGTAAATATATAATGCTTAATATTGGTGTTTCGTTTGCTATTATGTTTATAACAATACTTTGCGGATATATAATAGGCACCTTTTTTGGTGTAAGTTTGACATATTATTTGCCATTTATTCTATGGATAATAGGATTATGTATATTTAACTTATTTTTAGATAAAGAGCATGTAAATATATATTTAAAAGAAGTAAAAGAAGTAAAAGAAGTAAAAGAAGTAAAAGACTCTATTGCTGCAAGAGCAACGAAAGCATTAAGAGCCGCAATACCTAAAATACCTACAAGCTTTACAAAAACAAATCAACTAAATATAATTCCAACAAATACAAATCAAACAAATGTGACACCATAATTTAATTAGTAGTCACTATCGCTATATTCAACAAAAGAACCACTAGAATTAACCCTTTCTATTACTTTATATTCATAATAATCTGGGAAAAATTTAACCATCAAATATTGAAAGAAATTTTTAAAAATTTCTTGAAGCATTTATTATATAAAAATTACTAACTATTATATAATAAATTATTTTTCGCAAATCAATTTTAATCCATCAATAATTTTTTAATAAAATCATTTCTAGCATTAATAATCTCTGGTTTGGAGCAGCTATTATGTGCAGTTACTTGTTTGTCATGTATTCTATAATATAGTAAATTTTCTTGAATATTATATACTTTGCCAAATTTTTTTAATAATTTTAATTCAAGTTCAAAATCTTCATATAATGAATGCGTTTGTTCATTGTAATTGCCAACTGTTAAAACTGCGGATTTTTTATAACATACACAAGGATGATTAATAAACCAATGAATTGGAGATTTTTTATAGTCTTCATATGTTAATAAATAGGGATGGTTTGTTTGTCCTTGAATAACTTTTTTATTATCAATTTCTTTTAAATAATGCGCATTACACCCAACAATAACGCAGTCCTTATTATTTTTCATAAATTCTATTTGTGTAATAAAACGATTACACAAACAAATATCATCACTATCAACTTTGATAATGATTTCATACGAACACATTTCAACTCCCCTATTTAAACTATAACCAATACCCATATTTGTAGTCCATTTTTTATAAACTATTTTAATAAATCGCATTTTAGTTTTGAATTCATTAAGTGTTTTTTCTAATAATTGCGTGCTTAATTCATTTGAACCATCATTTATCCATATTAGTTCAATTCCAAAATGCCCGTTTTGTTGTTTTATTGATTCTAAACATTCTACAACATATTTATGATTTGTATTATAACTGCTTACCAAAACAGAAACCCAAATGTTAGGTTCTTTATAAATATCTTCTAATTCGATGTTATTCATAATTTCATAATTTTGTTTTGTTGAACCCCATTCTTGATAAGCATAAACAATAGAATGTCCCATATATTGTATTCCTGTAGCGTGTTTTGGTAAAAAATAATAACTTGGATAAATAACCACATCTGAGAACAAGTTAGTTTGAAGAAGTTTTGTTAATAATTCTGGTCCAACAGTTTGCCATGCCATTTTACCTGTTTTTGCTCTAGAAACTTGATTTGCTTTAATATAATCAATAGCACCTCTTGGTAAAGGATGATTTTTAGGAAATGCCATAGTTCCTGTGGCAACTAGTCCTTGTCTCACATTTTCATTTTCATAACCACAAAAAGGTTTATTTTGTTCCATGAAATAGTTAAATGGTTCAATACAAATGGAGTCGGCATCAATAAATAGTCCACCATAATGAAATAATATTTCCCAACGTATAATATCGGCTTTGCCATTAATTTCCTCTATTTCATTTATTTTGGAAATGCATTCTAAGCGCAAACCGCGCCTATTTAATTCCTCTTCGTTCCACATTATATATTCATAGTCAGGATGTTTTTCTTTCCAAGTAGCCATAAATTTTGAAGGACGAGGTTTTGGACCAATCCATAATTGATGGATAATTTTCGGAATAGTCATAAATGATATATATCATTTTTAATATTTATATATTTTAAAAAATATATTATAAAAAATATATTATAAAAAATATATTATAAATACATTTTTATAATATATTTATTAAAATGAAATGGGTTATAGTTTTAATAGCAAATGAACCATATATAAATAAAGCTCTAGAAAGTATAAATAATATCAAAGAAAATGGCAAATGGAAAGATGATATAGTTTTATTGGTTTCTGAACCTCTATATAATAATACTCGACTACAAAATTATGTTGAAAAATATAATATAATTTTGAGGAAAGTTCCAAATCGTAGTTTTACAAAAAATATGGAATTATGGAATAAACAATATAATCATCCGGAACGTTCATATGTGTTACAACGTGAATTTATGTATAATAAATTTTTAGTGTTTGATGTATATTTCAAAAAATGGGATATAGTATTTTATATTGATGCTGGTTGTATAATAAATGATTCATTAGAAAGATTTAAAACTTCTTGTGAACCATCTAATTGTATTTATGCTCATTCAGATGCTTATCCATATATTAATAATTGGGTATTAAAAAGACAATTTGATATAGAAATATTTGATGATTTAAATAATAAGAAGGATTTTATTGATAATTATGAGATGCATTTTAATAAAGATTATTTTCAAAGCACAATGTTTATATATGATACTAAAATTATCGAAGATGAAACTGTTGAAACTTTATTCAAATTAAATGAAAAATATCCAATAGCAACACGAATGGACCAAGGTATTCTAAATTTATATTTTAATTGTGATAGAAATTTATGGAAACAAATTCCTATTAAAGATACTAAAGGATTTTTATATGATTTTTGTAAGCGACCAGGAAATAAGGATAGTGATTACTGTATGATAAAACGAATAATTCCATTTTCATGATTCTAAATTAATAATTTTTTCATATAATCCTTCCACGCTAAATAAATGTTTTATAGTAGTATAATAATTCAACATATTATTATACGTTTCTTTATCAATATTCAGCAAGATGTTTTCTAAGTCATCAAGTTGGGAATAGTGTATATTTATGCATAATTTATTATAGTTAATTTCATCCTTGAACGGCAACCAATCAATATCATTCCATATATATATAGGAATAGTACCCAATTTAAATATTTCAAAAAATCTAAAAGAACTTCTACCGTAACCTCTTGGAGCTAAAGCAAATTTGGAATTTAATGTATTATTAATAAATAAATCTTGATTATTCTTATTAACTATTGGATTCCATCCACCGCTGTTAATTAACCTAAAATTTTTTTTACTCGTTAATTTATTAAACATTAAATCACGGACATTAGGTAGAATGTTATTAGATGTAATATTTCCTACAAAACTACATAAAATAGTTTTATCATCAAAGTTTTTTTTCGATATATTTTCCAACGTATTATGTTTATCTTGATAGATTAAAGGTATAGGTATGCTACCCGAACAACTTCCATATATGATTGTATTTTCTGGTAATTTTAATAAACAATTATCATCATGTTGCACTACAACATAATATCCATTTTCACAAGGATTATTCAAAATCCAATCGTCTAATATGCGTTGCATATTTTCTTTGTAAGATTGAAACCAACCTTCTATCTGAAAATTTGTCCATAGGGCCGGTATATATTTTCTTTTTGTTATTGGATTTTTTTCTAGAAATGTTTTAAGAAAATATTCCTCTTTGTATAGTCCATTTTTGAAAGGTGGATAAGTATCTTTATTTGCACAATAAAATAATGAGCTTTGTATCATTTATACAATATTGTTTTTTTATCTTTAAATATATATAGGAACATGTTTATATATATAAATATATAAATATATAAATATATAAACATATAAATATATAATTACTATTATGTATTTTGATATTGGTTCCAACGAAGGTCTTTGGAGTTTAGCTAATATTAACCAATGTGATAAAATAATATCAATAGAAGCATCGCCTAGAACATTTACAATGTTAGAAAACAAATGTAAAAATGATAAAATAATTTTACTTAATTATGCTGTTTGTAATAATAATTGTAAAGATATAATTTTTTATGATGCGAAAGCAAGTTGTATATCAACTTTAAATAAAGATTGGTTAACAAAAGATACTTGTAGATTTTATAATCATCCATATAGAGAAATCATGTGTAAAACAATAACCATAGATAAATTAATAGAACAATATGGAATACCTGATTTGATTAAAATAGACGTTGAGGGCGGAGAGTATGCCTGTGTTTCATCATTAACTCAAAAAGTGAAGTTACTTTGTTTTGAATGGGCAATTGAATTAAATGATATCACTTTCAAATGTATAGATTATTTATTAAATATAGGTTATACACACTTTTACATTCAAGACGGTGATGATTATTTATTTAGACCACAAGATAGTGATTTTTATGATAATTTTACCGTGAAAGCAAAGTTGTTAAATACTACACCAAAACCAGATTGGGGAATGATGTGGTGCAAATAATCAGTGTTTTAAATACATACTTATCTTATTTTTCAAGTGTTATCTTTAAACTATTATTTGAGAAAATAATAGTTTAAAGACAAACATAATATATATATTATAGGATTATATGTCAAGAACATTTTTTCAGATAGGTACAAATGACGGAGATGATTTGTTCAATAAGTTAGTTCAAAAATATGTTCCAGAATGTATTATTTTAGTAGAACCTAACAACGATTTAATTAATAAAATAAAAAAAAAATTACAGCAATATGAATAATGTATATATTTATAACAATGCTATATATTACACGGACGATGAAGATATTCAATTATACATACCAGCAAAAAATGGTGTTATGGGAACAGTTGCTGAAAATGGATTAATATATTCAGATAGTCATTTTTCATTGGTGCCTATGAATGATTGGGGAAATAAAAATGATATGGCAAAGATTACAACAAAAAGCATAACGTTTGATACAATATGTAGCAATCACGGTATAACTAATATTGACTATTTACAAATAGACACCGAAGGTTTTGATAGCGAAATAATTAAAATGATAGACTTTTCTAAATATAAGATTAATACTATTAGATTTGAAAAGTGGCCGTTTAAAAGTGTTTTCTTTACAGATCATAATAAGCAATTATCACATGAACTCGGTGAAAGCGGGTTAATTAATGCAATAAATAAACTTAAAGATAATAATTATACAATAAGTGAAATAAATGATTCCGACGGCAATGATATTATAGCAAAACTAAATGTTTGATTTTAGATTAGTCAATTTATTATAATATAATAAAATACATAAATATATTTATGTATTTTATTATATTATATTATGAGAATTGCAATTTTGATATCTGGAAGAATTGCAAGATATGAATGTTGTTTGTTGCCTATTTTAAATAATAGTGATTACCATATAATAGATTTATTTGTGTCTGTAAATGATAAAAACACAGACTGTGAATATTATAATATTATGAAAATAAATTTACAGAAATGGTTAAAATTTATTAGTATTAAAGAGTTTATTATGGATAAAGAAATATATGATATATTTGATTCTGATTCGCAATGTTCCAATCTACAAAAGATAAATAATAAATTTGTTCCATATAATGCATTATCTATGTATTATAATGATATGGTTACATTTAATGAGGCTTGTAAATATGCTGATAAAAATGGTTTTGAATACGACATATATTTGAAGTTTAGAAGTGATATTATTGCAAATAATATTCCAAAAAACATTATTAAACCTAGTGCTAATACTATTCATTTATACAACCATATTCCTGAGTGTAATTTTATAAGTGTTGGGATTTATAAAAAACCAATTGTTTGCGATATATATGCTTGGGGAAACAGACAAACTATGTCTATATATTGTAATACTTATAATTATGTTATAAATAAAATAAAATTAACTAATGGAACTTATTTTGTTTGTGGTGAATGTTGTTTAACTGATAATATATACGAAAATAATGTAGAACATTCTTTTCATTATTATGGATACGAGTTAGATAAATATAGAAGAATGTTTGATAATTTAGTAGATTCTAGGGTTGTTAATATTAAGAAATATGATATTAGTACATTTAATGTGGTTATTCCTAGACAACCACAATAATAATTTAAATATCATATAATTCGGTATTATCAATTGGGCAATAGCAATCACAGTGGGGATTTGTAATAGCTGTGCTGTGTTTTGGCATATAACATTTTTCAATTGTTTTAGAAAAAAATGCAGCACACCAAGATAATGTGCTAACAGAACATACCAATATTTTACAACTGCTCATTATATGAAAATCAGTTAATACATCGTTACTTTCTAATATAATATTTTTATTAAATTTATTATGTAATTTTTCCATAACGGTTTTCATAAATGTTTTTTCGTATTGTGTTTCACATTTGTCACAAACAATCGCAATGCTATTATATTCACCATATTGAATATTTTGAATAAGGTTCAATATTTTTTCTAGGGATATTGTTAGATTTATATTTACCTTATCTCCTAATCTAATATGAAAAACCATATCATAAATTTTATTAAAATTTGGAGGCCTAGTTATAATATTTTTCATTAAAAACTCTTGTTTATTACCATCTCCGGCAGTTATTCCGTCGGTAATCACAATATGATTATTTTTATTAATAAAATCAATAATTTGTGATTTATATTTTTTATAAATAGTATCATGCTGATACCATTCATTTAATAAATAATTACCGTCTGGTATTGTTAAACAATTTAAAATTATGTCATTAAATATGTTATTGTTTAAAATTAAAATATTGTTATGTATTAATGTGCTATATTCCCCTTGATATTTAATACATAAAACAGAACATGCCATATATCTAAATATAGCATTTCCTAATCTACCATTAACATGAAATATGAATTTCATTGTTATAATATATAAAATATATAGTATTTAAATATTATATATTTTATATATATTAATAATGAAATTTACACTATGTATTCCAACAATGGATAGGTATGATAACTTTTTAAGTGTTAATATAATTAATTATATTGAAAATCCCTTAATAAGTGAAATAATAATAACGGATGAAAATGGTAATGATATAGACAAAATACTAGGTTCAAATATTAATAAACAAAAATTAAAATTATATAAAAATAGTAGGAGACTAGGTCCATTTTTAAATAAATTAGAAGCATGCAAATACGCGACAAATGAATGGATTGCTTTAATAGATTCGGATAACTTTGCTGATAATGAGTATTTTAAAATTGCTAATATATATATTAAAAATATAAATAGTCCGAAATATGATATAATTGCTCCATCTTTTGCAAAACCGCGATTTGATTATAGACATCTATCTCATAAAGTAATTACTAAAAATAATTTAAAATCTATAGTGGAATTTGAGAATATAAATAGAAAAGATCGTTCGCCTTTAGAAACATTAATGAACACTGGTAATTATATTTTAAATAAAAGAATAGTAACCGACATTGATTTATTTAATGAATTGAATAATTTAGAATATTCCTCGGCATGTGACGTAATATATTTTAATACTTTATTATTTGAACAATTAGATATTAATATTCACATAGTAAATGGATTAGAATATGAACATTCTTTACATAATGATAGTATTTATTTAAAAACACGTGATAATTATGCACATTTTAACAATTATATATATAATAGGTTTAGAGCACTATATAGTAGATAAATATTTTAATATAAATATTTTAATATAAATATTTTAATATAAAAGGTTATTTATATATTAATAAAAGCATCTATGTTAATATCTATTGCGGAACTGAAAGCAAGATTTAATATTAATATACGCGGTATTTTACATGTTGGTGCGCATAACTGTGAAGAGCTTGGCGACTATATTTCAAGCGGAGTAAATATGTCAAATATATATTGGATAGAAGCACTGCCTAGATTAGTAGAAAAAAATAAGCGCATTAATCCACATTTAAATATATATCAGGCAGTAATATATGATGAAGACAATAAAGAAATAGAATTTAATATTACAAATTGTGATGGTGATGTAAATAATCTTCAAAGCTCGTCTATATTAGAATTTGGTTCTCATGAAACAAATCATCCACAAGTAAAAATAGTAGAAAAAGTTAAAATGAAAACATCAAGAATTGATAGCGTAATTAATAAACATGCAATAAACATGAAAAAAGTGAATTTTATTAACTTAGACATTCAAGGCGTTGAATTACGAGCATTAAAATCCATGGAAAGCTATTTAAACACTATAGACTATATTTATAGCGAGGTTAATATTGAAGAGGTTTATAAAAATTGCGATCAAATGTCAGACATAACTGAATATTTAGTTGGGCACAATTTCAGACTTGCTGATGCGCGTGTATACAAAAATTTGGGTTGGGGTGACGCTTTTTATATTAAAAATGGTATTTAAATAATAATATTATTATTATTATTATTAGTATTATATAAAGATTGTTTTTAATATAATATTAATAATTATGAAAATTACAAGATATGGAAATACTGAAACACATTTACTATTTATTAATTATTTAATAAAATATGAAAACCTACATCCAAATTTGAAAAAACAATTAACTCAGACATTTATGACTTTTGTTAATTATTTATATTCTGATTCTGGATATTATGATAAAAAAGTAAAAGGTAATGTTTTTAATTTTGATATGACAGCACTAACACCTAACTTTTGGAATTATATAAAAGAATTAGAGATTTCTTGTGGAGAATGTGATGAGTTTTTATATTATGGGTCACAAGGTATTAACTCTATTATAGAACAATGTAAATCTAGATTTAAACAAAAATATAATGTAGGTTCTATGAGAACACTAAATGGAACAAGATTGAACGATAGAATAGATAAAATATATGATTATATAAGAGATAAACGAGTATTGGTAGTTTCTAGTTTTGGTGGGCTAACAAAACAACAATATGATAATGGAAATATATATAAAATTTATCCCAATTTTCCAAAAATTAAATCATTAGATTATATAGATTTTCCTTATTGTTTTAATAATAATGGACCACATGAAAATTATTTTGAAACTTGTGACTTTATGTATAATAAAATCAGAGAAAAAGAAGATAGTTTTGATGTTATTTTAATGAGTTGCGCGGCATTTGGGCATATTTTAACACATAAATGTCACAGCGAATTAAAAAAGGATATAGTGTATTTAGGTGGAAGTATTCAAGAAATGTTTGGAATAGCCTCAAAACGAGAAAAGGAAGCCGGATTTATTAAAACAAATGAATATTGGATTACACAAATACCGGATGAATATATTCCTAAGAATTGTGTTCCACCCGAAGGAGGATGTTTTTGGTAAAAAATCAAATATAATACTTAAATCTTTATCCAACTATAAGGAAATAAATCACTAACGTTGTTGTTTGAACCATTCCATAAACTTGGATAGCATACGATTTTATTAACATTAGTATTAAAATAAGCACCCCACCAACTAAACGTGCTATTAGCTATAATATTATGACTAGTTAAAGACATTAATAAAAGTTGTTCATAATCAGGAATACTATAATCACAAATTACAATAGCAATAGTATAAATTGCCTTTATACTTTTAATAGCGTGCGCTATTTTTTCATTGTCACAAGACTCTCCAAATATTAGTAAATAATAATTCTCTTCAAGGTCTGGCAATTGAGATTTCAAATAGTTTAAACTTTTAATATAATACTCATTACTTAAAATTGGATGCATGGTTTGATTTTTAACATAATCGCCTATTCTAAAATGAAGACTTATTGGTTTTTTCGCAGTGTCAAGTAGCATTTTATGTTTTTCAAAAATCGCTGCTTTTTGATTATCCAAATTAATCATTTTACATATATTGGCGTATTGTTCATCAAAGTATTTATAACTTTGATAATAACCATGTAATCTGAAGTCTTGTGTTATACTAGGTATTTTTTGGAATCTAAAATGCGTTTTTTCTATGTACGTTGGAATTGTAGCTTGGTCTTGATATGTAAATTTAGAGAGATTTACAAGAAAATTGTTCCAATATGTTGGTCGTTGGCTAATATTATCAAGTGGAGATACTAAATCAAACTTATTAGCGTTTATTTTAAATGGAATCCTATTTTCGAGCGAATATGCAATTCCGCAAAAAATTTGAAATAATTGATTTCCAAGTCCTCCCATAATTTCAATATAAATCATTTTGCTATAATGCTTATTGTAAAGTTTTTATATCTTTAGTATAAAATATTTATTATATTTATAAATATTTTATATCTTTAGTATAAAATATTTATTATATTTATAAATATTATAATAATTATAGATATTATAAATGGTTCGTCATAAAACTCTAAGAAAAAAATATTATAAAAATAGACAAAAAAAATATAATAAAAAAACGACACATAGAAGAAGAGCTACAAAAAGAAAAAGAGTAGGTGGTGGTCCCGAAGAAGAAGAAATTGAAGCGCTTTACGAAACCAGTATGAAAATTAAAGAGATTGCTGGCAAATTAGAAAATTTCCCTGACAAGGCCCCTACAATTTGGAATAATATGAATAAAATGAATACAATGAATACAATGAACAAAACTTTCGGAGATTTATTTAGAGAGGATATTATACAAAAAATAGACGAATTGCCAACAACATATGACTTTGATGAAGATCAGGTGAGAGGCATTATGGCACACATTAAAACCGTGGTAGAAAATTTATTAAGTCCGCCGCCGCTGGACCAACGAACTTATGTCGCACTACTTTCGCGCGAGTCATCCACGGTTCCTATTTCTAGACCGCGACAGAGCGTAGCGCTGACAATGTTCAAAGAAAGTTTCCAAGAGTTACAACGTGAATTGAAAAATTTGATTTCCTAGTCCTTCTATAATTTCTATATAAATCAATATTATAAATATTATAATATTTATAAATATTATAAATAATGGTTCGCCATAAAACTTTAAGAAAAAAATATTATAAAAATAGGGAAAACACTATAGTAAAAACGGCTCCTAGAAGAAGAGCTACAAAAAGAAAAAGAGTGGACCACCGGGTCGCGGGTATGTTTAGACGTGCTTTAAGTTTTAATAGACGAACAAGACATGAGTATCCTCCTTCCGTTGCGCCTGTAACCGATATCAGACCAATACTTGGTGATTCTACCCTACGACGCAATAGTGTTGATCTACCCGGTACCTCGTCTTCTCATCGCCACGAACCTGCTATATCTGGAGAATCGCGTATTTTCAATAATACCGTCGTAATTAGATACGGTGCTGAAGCTTTAGAAAGAATATATACGGAATATCCGAGAATATTTGATAGCACGGTGTCAAAATATGATACATGCGATCCTTTTCCTACAATAATACGCAATGGCCCTCATATGTTTAAACAAGTCACAACAAACCTTTATACAAATATGTTTATAAGACATATTAAACCAATTATAGACAGATTACCAAAAACAGAAACAGAAACATTTCACGAAGATGATGTGTTAGAAATTATGACACGACTTCATACCGCGCTGAATAGATTCATACAAGAACTCGAAACAAAAGCAGATTTAATGACGGGTCATACCGTGAACATGGCACACACAGCGCAATTGATGACGTCCATCAGACTATTAACAGAAATGATGCGCAATTCGCATGCTGACCAATTTGTTACGTATCACATATAGCATTTGCTTTCCTAATCCTTCCATTATTTCTATATAAATCATTTCAAAATATAATGAGATTAGTATATTAATTTTTTGAATAATAAAAAAATTAATATATATGTCTCGCCATAAAACAGCAGTTCGTAGAAGAAGGACTACAAAAAGAAAAAGAGTAGGTAGTGGTGTTGGAACTATGCTTAAACGCGCTTTTGATTTTTCAAGAAGAAGACACAAAACTGAAGTTCATCCTTCTACACTTCGCACCCACGAGTGGTTATCTGCCCGGTCGCGCAAATTTGCTGTACTACCAATAAGACGCAAAAAAGTCCTCAGGCGAACAATGTACTCGTAAAAAAGAACTGACTCGAGTTATTGTGGCACACACGATAAAAACAGACCACACGGCAAAATTAATCAAATATAGATTCACTCCGGAACAAATAGAAAAATTGTTAGAAATTAAATGGTGGTTTTGGGATGATAATAAAATAAATCAGTTTTCACCATTATTATGTAATAATAATATTGATAATTTTATAAACACTGCTTTACTATGTAAAAATATTACAACAAATTAATTTTTATATATTTAGTAAAGACTAAAGACTAAAGATTAAATATATTTAGTAAAGATTAAATATATTTTATAACATTATTATATATATGCCTCGCCGCAAAGTTTTAAGAAAAAACTATAGTAAAAAAGCGAATCGTAAAATAAACTCTAAATCCAGAAAAAGACTGGGTCGTGGTGCAGTGTTTTCTAGACGAGCACAAGTTTATCCTGTTGTATCTGTTTCTCGTTCTAGTGTTTCTCGTTCTAGTGTTTCTCCTCGCCTTACTGCATCTACACCGCCTGTTTCTCAACAATATGACACTTATGCGAATTTTGTATCAAATATGCCCATAAATATTGGAATAATTAAACAATCAGCACAAGAGTTAGAAAAAATTTATAATAACAATACCGAACTATTTAATAAAATACGAGACGGATATATGAAGTTTGTTACAGAAGGCTCTATTCTAAGCTCATATAATGATTCTTATAATAGATATTATGACCATGGAAATGAAGTCAGTGCTACGCGCGATAAAGATATAAAATCATTAATAGAATCATTACAATATAAAGAGCAATATAGTAAAGAAGAGAAAGTTAAAGCGCTTAGAATATTGGCCGCTATTGATTCGTTTTCCAAGATATTTCTAGAGGATATAACGGAAGATAAGGATTCATCTAGTAAAAGTTTTGATGAAGATGAGGAGAACATTTTTAATAGATTTACTGACATGTTAACACTTATTAATGGGACTTCGACGACACGCTTCCTTGTAAATCAGTATGTATAACATAATTTTGCTTTACTAACTATCTCCATAAAATTTTTTAACTAACGGATTACATTTAATTTTTGAATAATCAAAATTTGTTAAATATAATCCATCGAGAGATTTTACACGAGACAGCGCGACATATGTTTGACCATCCGCAAATATATTACTACCAATATCAATAATAGCGTTTTCTAATGTTAGTCCTTGTGATTTATGAATAGTAATAGCCCACGAATAAATAAGCGGAAGTTGCATGAGTCCTACTCTTTTATTAAACTCTGACTTCCAAATATAATAATCTATTAAAATAGGTTCTTCAATAGCATTGAATTTAACATATGGTTTTTTTTTATCATTGAAACTTACAACAACGCCTTGACTTCCATTAGCAATTTGTAATTCCCCATTACAATTTATATTGGCAACACACATAACATGTGTTCCAATCTTAAGTTTTAAACATTTTTCAGCCAAAATATTATTGGCTAAAAAATCATAGTCTTTTTTTAATTGTTCATTGCTTTTTAGTAATAGTGCAAACAAATTTGTTTTTTCATCTTCCTCTTCGGAACCGTCATATTTAATATATAAATCAATATAATCTAGAACATATATGTGTTCTTCAAGTGATTTATCTAATTTTAAATATTCTTTTACATTAATGTATTCTACATCTCTCTTAATTGGAGAAAGAATAGTCAAAATTTTGTCTTTTTTAATTAAATTGAGTTCGCGAGCATTAAAAACACGAGACTCTAACGCACTGCGACTAGATGGTGTGATTTGACCCTTTCTAATATATTTTAGAATTTTTAACAATGTTTCATCTTTTTGTCTAAAAATTGTTTTAAGCACTATTTGATTTTCCTCCGTAAATAATTGATTCCATAGTTCATGTTCAAAACAAAACATAGCTTCTTCTTTTTCTATGTAATTATTACATACTGGGGATAGTTGATAAAAATCACCTGTAAAAATAACTTGTAGGCCACCAAACGGAATATTTTTTTTATAAAATTTTTTGGCAATACGGTCTAACAGCAGTAATATTTTGAGAGACATCATACTAACCTCATCAATAATTAGTATTTCTAAATTTCTCCAATTCTTTAATTTATACCTTTTTGCTGTGAAAAGTTCATAAATAATTTCTTCATTTTTTTTATTGGCAAATCCAATGCCTGAAAACATATGTAGGGTTGTTGCTTTACATTCTAATAATATTGCGGCACACCCAGTTAAAGCACATATTTTTATGTTTTTTTTATTTGCTTCCGCGTGTTTAACAATATTTTTAATCAAAAATGATTTACCTGAACCACCTGGTCCTGTTATAAATAAATTTTCTCCATTTAAATATTTTTCAAAACATAATTGTTGTTCATTGCTGAAAGAGGACATAATATTAAGTATATTTTATTTATTAATATTACATAAAAAATAAATAAAAAAATTTCAATTTTATAACAATTAAATATAAAATTGAAATAATTTAAATCTAAATTATTATTTCATAGCACACTATGGAAAAAAGAATTAATGACAAAGTATCAAATTATATTGATAGGTTTAAAAGCGAAGTTAAAACATATATAAAAACTAATGCTAGTATACCATTGCCCGATAAAAGCGATTTGTTGAAATTTATTTATGACTTTGAAACTTTAGAAATTAATAAACAAGATTTTATAAAGCGAAAACGAAGTAAATCAGTTGTTCCTTTTTATAGTCGTTGTATAGCCAAAAAATCATCAGGAGAACAATGTACTCGTAAAAAAAGATGCGATTCTAATTATTGTGGAACACATGATAAAAATAGACCACATGGAGAAATCAACGAGTGTGATAAAGAAGAAAATATATTAAAAAAAGTTGAAATATGGATTCAACCAATCAACGGTATTATATATTATATTGATGGCAAAAATAATATTTATAAAACAGAAGACATATTAAGTAATAGTCAAAATCCTAAAATAATTGCCAAGTACGTAAAAGAAGGTGGGGTTTATAAATTTATTGATACATATATTAGTTAATATATAGTGCGCTAAGTATGTGGTGGGAAAAAATTGATTTTTAATTTTTTCTTTATTTTTTTAGTAATTATAAAACATGCTTTTAAATGATTTGTTAAAATTATTTTCAAGAAATTTTGACATTAGTGAAGAGCGGTTTCTTGATATTATTGAGTCAAATAATATAAAAATGAGTCAAAGACTATTATGTAATATTAATACTGGTAACATTGAAAAAAAAACTGTTATAGTTACAGGCGAACATACCAATTCTATAAATGAAACCGAATCAAAAAATAATTTACAGAAAAAAACGGAAACAGGAGGTCGCGGAAGAGGTCGTCCCCGAAAGACGAAAGCGTTGTGTGATGAGAGTGATGTGTTGTTAGAGGTGGAGTTGTTAAAGTTAAATGGAGAAATGTATTATAAGACAAATGAGAACGTAATATTAAATATGGAAA